CTATTGTGGAGAGCCGTTTTTAGTTGAATAGTGCTTAAGATTTTCAAGTTCAACTTGGCAAATACGGTCAAAATAACAACTGAATTCATCACTAGAAAAAAGTTCGACATAAAAAAGAGCAACCAAGGTACCACGAGCTTCATCGGCTGTAATCACATCATCAATAAGATATGATATTTGTTTGTTCATGTGTTCCTTAGCAATACCCTTCATTTGTTCAATAGTCATTTTCAACAATCCTTTCAAATTTGATTAATGGAGTGGGGCTGAAACAGTCAACCCCCTAGAACTGTTACTGATTTTTAAGTTTAACAATTTCGGAAGCAAGTTCATCAAGAATTTTACGAAGTTCGAGTAATCTTGATTTTGCAATGATGTCATCAGGATTTTTTTCAAGGAAATCCATTTCCTTCCCCCACTTGAGGAGATAATAAGAATAAGTTGCGTCGAGTATTTCGCACTCAGTTAATGTTTCAAATTTTTTCATTTTAATCAACCCTTTCTGCGGTTTGAGGGTTATCCGCTTTCCCTTTGTCTGTATTAATTATAACATATATGGGCACACATTTCAATTGACATTTTAAACAAATATATGGGAGCATATTTGTTTATTTTATATGGTGACACATACAACAGAATAATGTATAATAATTCAGAGGTGATAAAATGTTAACAGAAGCAGAGAAAAAAGCAGTAGCCAAGTATCACGCAAAGCTTGACGAAATCAAGGTACGAGTGCCAAAAGGAAAGCGTGAAGTCTACAAAGCCCATGCAGAACGCAAGGGCAAGAGCCTGAACGCACTTATAATTGAACTACTCGAAAAGGATATGCAGGAAGAAGATTAATCTTCTTCCTGCTTTTGCATATAGCGAACGGCAGGAGCAGACAGCAAGACTTGTGCAAAGTTACTCAGATGTCGAACGAGTAGCCCATTCGTTCAAAAGTTCTGCCCACAGCGAGTTCGACTTTACCACCCGAATGCTTTTGAACGAAAAAAAGAAGCAAAAAACATACACAGGTAAGTATTAATCATCATAACAAGGTACAGAACAATTATCACAAGAAGGGGAATCTGTAAGATAAAATATACATTCCTCACAGTGGGCATAACAGCAACAGTTATCATAATCGCATACCTTATCGGCACATTCGCCATGGTCGGTATTTTCTTTACACCAAAAATTAAACTATTTCATTTTAAAAACTCCTTTATTATTCAAATTTGAGATTATTCACAGCTTTGCACATTTGACTGAAATTGCTATGTACATAACGCTGGGTAGTTGTTATATCAACGTGTCCGAGCAATGCTCTGAGGGTTTCGATATCTGCGCCACACTGAATAAGATACGTTGCATAGCTATGTCTAAGCTTGTGCGGGGTGAGATACTGTAAATCAGGATATTTTGTTTTTTGTTGCTCATAGAACGCTCTGTAGAGCCTGTTATAACGTCTAAGGGATATAACTGTATGAGTTATAGGTGAAACGAACAGAAAGCCGTCTGAGACGTCCTGAGAGCGTATATGATTAAGTATAGCAATAGCATTACTATGCAGAGGGATAAGCCTATCACGGCGAGATTTTGTGGTCTGTACAATCCTATCACCGCATGAAGTATGTACAAGTGTCTGACAGACTTTAAGATATCTGTTATCAAGGTCAATGTTATCCCAACTAAGGGCGAGGAGTTCACCACGGCGGAGACCTGTCCACAAATCAAGCTGAAACATTCTGCAAACTCTACTATCATCATCAAAAAGGTGTACGAGATTATCGGGGCTGAAATATTCAGCTTCTTTTTTTATACGTTTTGGAGGTTTAACATAGTCGCAAGGGTTTTTGTCACAATAACCATTAACTATAGCTTCACGGAATACACGTTTAAGTAAGAAATATGAACGTCTTTGACGGTCATTACTGTAAGATAGGGTGGATTTAAGACAATTCTGAATATCAATAGGCTTTACGCTCAGAAGCTCCATATCGGCTATATAACCGAAGTGTTTTTGATTTATATAGTAATAGTCCTTATAGCAATCATAGGCTATCACATCAACGCAGTATGCGTTATAGAACATCTCAAACCATTCTTTAAAAATCATAGGACATCATCATTTCCATTCTCTTTAAGATATTGAAGTATATCATTGCAGTTCTTTTCGACTTGACTTGAAAAGGTGAAACTACTTTCATACTGATAACAGACATTAGCACGAGGGGGAGAGACTATCGGCAAATCATCTTTGAAATCTGAATTGCAATAGATCTCTTTAGTTTTACGGACTATGTTCTTACTACTCCAGAAGAATTTACCGAAAATTTTCTTTACGTCCTTAGTAATGTACTTAGTGACATAAAAAGCTAGGTTTGACATCTGCCCGTAAGTCTGAATAGCTGTTGAGAAACCATAGCGCCAATCAGACACGTTATATACAACAGGCAAATCAGATATATCACAGCCGAGTTTATCACATATATGCAGGCGATTTATAGTATCTATTTTAAGGGGCTTGTCATGACCCTTAACAAGACGTGTACCACTATCTACGAATTTAAAGTCACAATCGTTTATAAGAGCGTGGCAATGAATACCGCCTTTTTTGTGATACTCAGGAACAAGGACATAACGCAAGCCTTTACGTTGAACAGCATTATCAAACCAACGTTTCAAGGGCTTAAAGACTTCCCGAGGGTCGGAGCGGTCAAAATCTTTACCGCTGAATGTAATAGTAAGAAAGTACTTCCAATCGTTTTGATATACGATATCAAAAATACTTTGCTTAGCACGTTGCAAACTATCAAGACGGACTTCACAACTACGCTCTTGCTTATCCTTAAATTTTCTCATATCAAGCATATCAAACATTATGTTTCCGTTTTCGTCCTCATACTCAAAATAACATATGTAATTTTCACGAGCCGTTTTAAGTTGCTCTTGTCTTGAACGTTCGTCAATACTATGTTCATGCTTGCAGTGATACTCAAATGCAGGGTCTTTAAATATGTGTCGATCAGAACGTGTTATAGTGTAACTGCCGTCACGATATTCCTTGATTTTTGTATTGCACTTGACCTCTTTAGAGGACGTTTTTAGGGGCATTTTTAACACCTCATTTTTAAAAGTGAGTACTTTTTGTGGCTAATATCAAGTAATAGCCACACGCACCGCAGGGCGGCGCAAGCGCTCGCCCCTGCGGTCGCTCGTGGCTATACGCCACGTCTTTTTCGCAGGCATCTGCTTGTCTTTCTATCGTGCATTATGTCACTTGTGACATCCACTCCACGATTGGCAAGTATTTCCGTGTCACTGATATACTCCTTATCAAGCATATTATCTACAAGCTGAGAAGTATCATATAGCTGTCGGCTCTGATTAGTCTGCAAATACAAACGGCTGTAAAGCTTTTTCGGCATATATGACTTATTCTCCGTATACGCTTCATACTCGTCTATATCATAGGTTTTGACCTTGATAAGACGTGTATAAGGGTGACGGAATGTAGCACGGCACGTTGACACTGTAGCCGTTATATCTCGTATCTGCTTATCAAGCAGATTGAAGCGTTGCACTGTAGCAAGTATCATCATTTTGCGCTTTCTGCACTGGCAGAGGTGTTGAAAAAGCGGTTTAGGAACGGCTCTTTTACCACCTGAGAAATCACGAGAATTAAAGATAGTACCTATCTCATCAATCACCACAATGCAATTTTTAGGAGCGTGCAGGATATCTTGTGCTGAATTAAGCTTATATATATTCGTCCACTCAGGGAAGTTTTGAAGATTGATATTTGTAAGTATAGACAACTGAGGATAACGAACGCAATAGTTATATGCTATCTGAGCGAGGGTTGACGTTTTACCGGTGCCGAATTTACCGGTGTAGAGGTGTATGCCCCAACCTTGAAAAATAGCAGAATTATTGAAGTATGCACCGAAAAGGTGGTCATATACCTCATAGGCGATAAAGGGCGGTATTTGTTTTATGTAATCAAATAGTATCATAACATTAATCCTTTCTAAAATAATCAACAAGATGAAAAACAGAAAAAATAAGATGATGTATAATAATCTCCAAAAGAAAAGAAAAAACAAATCCAAATAAAGCAGTTTGTTTAGAAGTAGTAAAGGGATATGAAACAATACTATTAAAAGTAATTACATGAAAAACTATAAAGGGAGCAATGAAAAACCAAGTATCAAGCATACAACACATAAAGTTAATTATATGAAATAGTTTTCTATTCATGTAACACCTCACACCGCACTTGCACAACGTGTCATGCGTATCATCACATTATAAAAGAACTTGCAGAAGATACAGAGCATAACCACAGCGAATATAAAAGCCATGCCGAGGAGCAAAGCGTCATATCTATTCATTACTTCTTGCGAAAGGTCACAGCCCATTGACTTCAATAGCTGAAAAAATGGGTTATTTTCGTCAAACACTATGTGTACTTTCATTATCATTCACCTCACTATCATTATTTTCAACCGCAGGAACGGCTTTTATTTCAACATCTTCACCGAACATAAGATATTCTATAAGCTGTTTTCTGTTACCGCTGAACTCATGTTCAGCTTTAAAGTTTCTAAGGTCAGTGAAGAAACCTATAACGCCGCTTATAGTACAAACCATAAAGCAGACAACGAGTATAAACAAAACCAAGTTAAGCATTATTCTACCTCCTAACGAGCCATACAAGAGAAAGGACCATAAGAGCAACGAGGACAACTAAAACAATATTAACAAACATAACAAACCTACTTTCTAAGCATAAAATATAATAACGTCAAGCTGATTGATAAAAGCATACCACCTATAATAGCCGAACCGAGAGTAAAGCTGTATTTCCCAAATGGAAAAGTATAAGACATACAGTTCATCAGGAATTTAAAAACTAATTCAATACCATGTATTATATCCATAATTCACCTCACGTAGGTAAAACAAGCTTGATAAGCGCAATAGCTAAGAACAGCACAAACCATGCAGAGAACACAGCATAAAACCATGACGGCAAACAAGAAAGAGCGGCGGTAAGAAAGTCCCAATATGTGCCCGTTGTACTGAATATAGATTTTATATCCGTGAAATCAACAGAGCCAAAATTAGCATTAATTTTCTTTTTATCGAGATACTTGTTATAATCATCAGGTTGCATATATGAACCATCATTTATAACACCGTCTGAACCTTTGGCAAGGTCAACGTCAGTAACCTTTGAAGGCGGTATATTACACAAGTCTTTGAGCTTTGTAGTCGAGGGGTTGTAAGTGTTTCCGTCCTTATCCTTGTAAACTTTAGGAACATAATCAGGGAACTTTTCATAAGAAAATGGGTCGGAGATAACAGAATAAACACGATAAGCCTTGAATGTTTCAGGCTTGCCTGTTTCTTCATCAACGGACTTTACAAAATCATCAATCTTCTCACACGTCTTAAGGTTTGTAAAATCTTCTTGATAGGCATACGAGCCGAGCCAAGTTGAAGATGTTGTGTCCTCAGTTTCTTCACCATTCTGAGGAGTAACATGACCGTTATTCTTTACAAAAACACCGATAACATTAACATAAAGCTTGCTATCATTAGTAAGACCATGTGTTTTATAATCAATAGAAGTGAGGTCAAAAGCTACAGAAAGTTTGCCGTCACGTGGAATAGTATAAATAGGTGTTCGACCTTGATATAATGTTAAATACGGCTCAAAGCTGTCAACAGTACCATTACTGTTTAAATCGTCAGAGGAAGAGCCGTCAGCCTTGACCTTTTCATCATCTTGTCCCTTGTAGTAATTGCCGTCATGGTTCATTGCATAAAGCACAACATCTTCATCAAAGAAACGTTGCAAATCATCACCAGCGTTAAGAAGATTTTTTGAAAGACAACATAAAACGGCATAGGTACCAGAGCCGTAAGCTTTTCCTAAGTCTTTTTCATTGAACGTTTTTAAAAACTCAGGTGTAAGCTTTATATCAAGATTTATATTATTATTTTCAGCTGCTACAAGTCCATTTTCATCAGCATTAGCACCGCCCTTTGACGGATAGTAAATTTTATTTTGCATATTCAATGAAAGTTCGGGTGTATATGTAACAGTAAACGGAGCAGGAACAGCATTAGGGTCAGGGGGTTCTAACTCGTTTTCAAGATTATCGAAATCATATACTTTTGTATGAAAATATACTTTAACTGTTGATTGAACATAGTCATTAATATTAATTAATGCCTTACATTCGGGTTTTGTAAACCCACTAGGCTTAGTGACATCCCAACCGCCATAACCAACAGATTCAGTTTTATTATCAGAAGAATCGAATTTGAATAAAAGACGTTGTGAGTCATACGAATAATTTGAACCAAACAAAAATTGATTATTTGTAAAGCTATAATATGCAATAGCAGTAGGGTCAAAGTAAAGAATATTAGTTTCTGATGTGCCGTTAGATTTTTTGCCATAGACAGCTATATAATTATCAGTTTTCGAGATAGTTGAAGAAAAGTAATTATAAACATCATTAAAGTGCGGAATGTCAGAAGATTTACTAACAACATTCCATTTAACGCTTGACAAGTCATTTTTAGTTACTGTATCATCAGCAAACGCAGGAACGGCACAACATATCATCACCACAATTGCAGAGATCATACACAACACTTGCTTAATCTTTTTTCTCAATTTATCAACTTCCTTTCAAAAAAATTAAGCGGAGCAATTTGAATTACTCCGCTTATGTAAATGGTTTTGCTTATACAGCGTGTCTGAACTTTGCGAAAAGTCCTGCACCTGAGCCGAGAAGAGAAAGACCGACAAGAATTGCAATAGGCACATTGCTTGTCATAGCATCCCAACAAGAACCAAAAACAGTAACGGCATTACTAAGCATTGTTGTTACAGCTTCCATTATTAGCAAAACTCCTTTCTTATTAAATTTTTTATAACAGCGGTTTCACCGCTAATTATTTTGTGTTGCGGTGAAGTGTTCCGTCTGCATTGATTACAGTAATATCAACAAGCTGAGAACGTCCGTTGAATATCTGATAGTTCAGCATTACATCACAGCCGAGAAGCTTATTGAAATCCTCAGAATTTCCGTTAAGTCTGATTGCATTTTCGGTCGGTATTTTCAGAGTATCGACCATTTTACCATGACAGTCAGGGTTATCAACTTCCTGCAAAAGCTGAAAGACGACCTTTTCAGGGCTGTTTATCTGCTTGCCCTCTATTACTCCGTTAAATGCTTTCTTTTTTGTCCAGCCTACGATCGTTGTTTTCATGTTTTTTTCCTTTCTGAGGTTTTTCGGCTTTTCCTCGTGCCTTTTCCTTTGTGTTTCTTTTTCGTGTCCCTTTTGCCCCTGCTGGCGCTGGGGCGGAACGGCAAGCGACTTCATTCGCTTTGCTCATGAATTCCATTGCCTATTTTTTTAACTTAAATTTATTTTCGCTTTGCTCAAATTAATTTAATTTAAAAAAATTCCATGGGACACTTACGTTAATCAAGTGATTAGTACAATAATGTACTATCAGCATATATAATATACCCCATTTTTGTACTATTGTCAATAGAACAATTATGTACTATGATATAATTTGTATGAATAAACAAATAAGTGAGGTGATTTTTATTAATTATTATCAAAGACTTAGAGATTTAAGAGAGGATATGGAACTAAATCAAAGCGTGATAGCGAAAATTCTTGACACTTCTCAAAAGCAATATAGTAGGTGGGAAACAGGTGAATATCCTATCCCATTTGAAAAAGTTATACAGTTAGCAAAATTTTATAAAGTGAGTATTGATTATATAGCAGGACTTACGAATGACAAAAGGGGAATAGGCTACAAAGCAGACAGTAACAGCAAATACAACATAACACAGCAGAACAATAAAAGTGCTGTTATAAAAATTAAGGAGTAATAAATGTTTGGTTTAGACAAGACTTTAGCATATATACTTATAGGACGAATTATCATAGATGCTTTAATCTTTTTGCTTATTATTTATCTAATCTGCAAATTTCTTGACCTTTGCAAAACTGTTAATGATCTATCAAAGAGAAGCAGGGAGCAGACGGAACTATTAAAACAGCAAAATGAAACGCTTGTGAAACTAGGGCAGATAATGATAAAAATTAATCAGGATAAAGAGGAGTAATCATGCTAGAGGAATTATTTCAAAACGCAGAAACAACAACAGCAATATTCATAGGGTTGAATATACTTTGGCTAGTAATTGTTATTGCTTTAATTATTTGTGTTTTCAACATATCCATAAGACAATCACATCAGGACAGAGGACAAGACACCATAATCAAGCTACTGCAAAACATATCCGACCAACAAGAGGACATACTTGACGAGCTGAAATACCTCAATGACAGCAATGACATAGACCGACAGGAGCAAGAGGACTACACAGAGCCGAATGACTATCAAGACTTCTGAGTGTCGCCTAATCGGCGAGAATACAAAATGCTAACCACTACGGAATAATGTTAAGAAGCGGTGCTTGCTTGTCACTCCGATATAACACAATCAGAACAAAGGGAACGCACAGCCTTGCGACAGTGTGCAGACCTGCACCCCAGAGGTGGGCACGTGGCGATGTCACACAAAGTTTTTCACTGCGTTCAAAACTTTGGCGACCGCCACTCAGGCAGGGGGCAGGCAGGGCGCACAGCACAGCATTATGCGCCCTGCACCCTCAACATTTAATGCTTCGGGCATAAAAAAAGCCCTGCGCACTTCGTGCGTGGGCTTGGGGTGGTAGAGGTCGTCGGTTCAAATCCGGTCACTCCGACCAATATGTAAAAACGGCTTTCCGCTATTGTGGAGAGCCGTTTTTTAGTTGTCAAAATATTCTAATACAAAAAAGCTCCGAAATGATCGGAGCTTTTGGTTTTATATTACATCTTCGCAAGCTTTGCAAATTCTGCTTTCAGTGCAGGATAGATCTCTGTGTAAAGCTTGTAGTATTTCTCATACTCAGGTACTCGCTCTGCTTCAGGCTGCTGTACCTTGTCGGTCTTTACTACTGCCTTACAAGCTTCCGGTACTGATGAGTAAATGCCTGCGCCTGTTGCTGCAAGAAGTGCTACGCCAAGGGCTGGACCTTCTTTTGATGAAGCTGTTTTTACAGGGCAGTTGTAAAGATCTGCGAGCATTGATCTCCACAGCGGTGAGCTTCCGCCGCCTCCGCAAGCCATCATGTCGGATACGTTGATATCCATTTCTCTGAATACCTCAACGCAATCTCTCAGGGAGTATGATACGCCTTCCATTACTGCTCTCAGCATATCACGCTTTGTGTGCATTGCGGAAAGTCCGAAGAATACTCCTCTTGCGTCAGGGTCAAGATGCGGTGTTCTTTCGCCCATGAGATATGGCAGATAGAGAAGTCTGTTTGCACCAACAGGCACTTTCTCTGCTTCCTTATCCATGAGATAATATTCGTCCACGCCCATGCACTTTGCTGTTTCTTTCTCTGCATTGCAGAAATTATCCCTAAACCATTTCAGCGAAAGTCCTGCGCCTTGTGTAACACCCATAACGTGCCATGCGTTCGGTACTGCTGCACAGCAGGTGTGAACTCTGCCCTTTGGGTCGATAGAGATAGAAGAAGTGTGTGCAAATACAACGCCTGATGTTCCGATAGTTGTGAACGCCTTACCGTCCTCTGCAACGCCTGTTCCGATAGCCGCAGCGGCATTGTCGCCTGCTCCGCCTACTACTATAGTACCCTCTTTAAGTCCTGTAAGCTCAGCCATTTTCTTCGTGACCTTGCCTGTTACCTCACATGACTCGTAAACCTTGCCCAGCATTGACATATCAATGCCAAGCGTATCGCAGACTTCCTTTGACCAGCAGCGGTTTGGCACGTCAAGAAGCTGCATACCGCTGGCGTCGGAAACCTCTGTTGCATATTCGCCTGTGAGGATAAATCTCAGATAGTCCTTTGGCAGAAGAATGTGTCTGCACTTTTCATATATATCAGGCTCGTTGTTCTTTACCCAAAGGATTTTCGCAGCCGTCCAGCCTGTGAGGGCAGGGTTTGCTGTTATCTTGATGAGCTTTTCTCTGCCTAGCTTTTCGTTCATTTCTTCAACTTCTGCGGCTGTTCTCTGATCGCACCATATTATGGACTTTCTAAGCACGTTGTCGTCCTTGTCGAGCATAACAAGTCCGTGCATCTGACCTGAGATACCAACACCTGCAACGTCCTCTTTATTTACGCCGCTTTTGGTCATAACAGCCTTGATAGTGTTTATCATTGCGTTTGCCCAGTCAGCAGGGTCTTGCTCTGCATAGCCGTTTTTAGGCTGATACATAGGATATTCAATAGTTACAGAAGAGATAACAGTACCCTTTTCGTCAAAAAGCACCGTCTTAGTGCCGCTTGTGCCGCAGTCTACGCCGATTACATAAGCCATATTTTTTTACTCCTTTATAATTATGTATAGTATCATTTGTTTTTGCTAAAACGATTACATTAATTATACAATATTTCTCTCTGAAATGCAATACCCATAAAACGTTTTCGCAAAATTTATCTGCACATAAAAAAAGGACGGTGGGGCTACCGTCCTATAAGTTTGTTGAAAGACCTAGCGAACTTGTTGGCGGGACGTCGTGTCTGCGTTATTGGCAGGGTACGGTCTTATACCGCCATTTTAAGTCTAGTCTGCTTTCTCAAGCACAAAGAATGTGCTGTTGTTTTCGCTTTTCATTTCCTTTATAGCCCAGCCTGCCGCGATCAGACTGTTGAGCTTTTCAACTCGCTGAAATCTGTCCATATCCGGGGCTTTTCCATCATGGGCTTTGTCCTCGTTTCTTGAAACATAAAATATCTTTTGCATATATATCCTCTTTCCCTGAGAGTGACAATTGTTCCCCGATTTTTTTACAACTGTCGCATTCTATTGATTACATTATACTACACAAATATGGAGATTTCAAGGAATACCAAAAATTTTAACCTCTTTTTAACGCTTTAGTATTATTCTGATTTTTCATGATTTTCAGTGCTTATTATATATAACGGCATAGGTAAGGTGTAAAAATGCACGTTTTCAGGGCTGTTTTATGTGCTGATATGTACAAAAACTTATGACGAGTGAGTATTTTTATATGACAGCCCTTGACTTTTTTTTATAAAAGGCATATAATAATATTATTAATTTATATATTTATAGTCTTTATAAATAATGAAACTAATTTATATGGAGGGTTTAACAATGGGTAGAGTATATAACTTCAGCGCAGGTCCTGCTGTACTCCCTGAGGAAGTGCTTAAGGAAGCTGCCGATGAAATGCTCGATTATAAGGGCACAGGTATGAGCGTAATGGAGATGAGCCACCGTTCCAAGGCGTTCGATGACATCATCAAGGAAGCTGAAAAGGACATCAGAGATCTTATGGGTATCCCTGATAACTACAAGGTGCTGTTCCTTCAGGGCGGTGCTTCTCAGCAGTTCTCAGCCGTTCCTATGAACCTTATGAAGAACAAGAAAGCGGCTTACATAATCACAGGTCAGTGGGCTAAGAAGGCTTATCAGGAGGCTCAGAAATACGGCGAGGCTGTTGCTGTGGCTTCTTCTGCTGACAAGACTTTCTCTTATATCCCTGACTGTTCAGATCTGGATATCCCAGAGGACGCTGACTATGTTTATATCTGCGAAAACAATACTATCTATGGTACAAAGTACAAGACTCTGCCTAACACAAAGGGTCACACACTTGTTGCAGACGTTTCTTCCTGCTTCCTGTCTGAGCCTGTTGACGTAACAAAGTACGGCGTTATTTACGGCGGCGTTCAGAAGAACGTTGGTCCTGCCGGCGTTGTTATTGCTATCATCAGAGAAGATCTTATCACTGATGACGTTCTCGAGGGAACACCTACAATGCTCAAGTGGAAAACTCAGGCTGACGCTGACTCTCTTTACAATACACCTCCTTGCTATGGCATCTACATCTGCGGCAAGGTATTCAAGTGGATAAAGAAAATGGGCGGTCTTGAGGCTATGAAGGCTCACAACGAGAAGAAGGCTAAGATACTCTATGATTATCTTGACCAGAGCAAGCTCTTCAAGGGCACTGTTGTTCCTGAGGACAGATCTCTTATGAACGTTCCATTCGTAACAGGCGACGCTGAGCTTGACAAGAAGTTCGTTGCTGAGGCTACAGCAGCAGGCTTTGTAAACCTCAAGGGTCACAGAACTGTCGGCGGAATGAGAGCGTCTATCTACAATGCAATGCCTATTGAGGGCGTTGAAAAGCTCGTTGAGTTCATGAAGAAATTCGAGGCTGAGAATGCTTGATCGTCTTTTAAAGATGATATCTTCAATTGACACTATGCGGCATGACGACTGGCGTGAAAGAATGCAAAGAAAAAACAGTGTGAGGGCTAAGCTTGCAGCTGCGATCTTTGGCATTGTGATAGTCGGTTGCCTGATTGTCAGAGTGATCTCGTAAACCATTTGAAAGAGGTAATTGAAATGTATAATGTTTTAACTCTGAATAAGATCGCTATCTGCGGTACTGATATCTTTGACAAGGCTAAGTACACAGTAAGCGACAATGCTGAAAATCCTACCGCTATAATGGTACGTTCAGCAAAGATGCACGATATGGAAATGCCTGAGAGTCTGCTTGCTATTGCAAGAGCAGGTGCTGGCGTAAACAATATCCCGGTTGAGAAGTGCGCAGAGCAGGGAATCGTTGTATTCAACACACCTGGCGCAAACTCAAACGCTGTTAAGGAACTTGCTATTTGTGCGCTTCTTCTTTCTTCAAGAAAGATAACAGAGGCTGCTGCATGGGCTGCTTCACTCAAGGGTACTCCTGACGCTCCAAAGACAGTTGAGGGCGGCAAGTCTAAGTTCGCAGGTCCTGAGATACTGGGCAAGACTCTTGGCGTAATTGGTCTTGGTGCGATCGGCGGAAAGATCGCAAACGCAGCCGTTGCACTTGGCATGGACGTTATTGGCTATGACCCATTCCTTTCAGTAAACGCAGCTATCCAGCTTGAGCCTGCTGTAAAGGTAACTGCTGATATCAATGATATTTACAAGAACAGCGATTATATCACTATCCACGTTCCTTATACACCTGACACAAAGAACACTATCGACGAAGCTCAGATAGCAATGATGAAGGACGGCGTTCGTCTTATCAACCTTGCAAGAGGCGAGCTTATCAACAGTGCGGCTGTTGTAAAGGCTATCAAGGACGGCAAGGTAGCAAAGTATGTAACAGACTTTGCAGATGATGTTGTTTTGGGCGAGGAGAACGTTATCGTTCTTCCACACCTTGGCGCTTCCACACCTGAGTCTGAGGACAACTGCGCAACAATGGCGGCTCACGAGCTTATCGACTATATCGAGAAGGGAACTATCAAGAATTCTGTAAACTTCCCTAATGCAGAGCTTGCTAAAACAGGCGACCACCTTGTTTGCGTGCTTCACAAGAACGTTCCTGCACTTATTGCACAGATCACATCTGTTGTATCTGACAAGGGCGCAAATATCGAGAACCTTGTAAACAAGTCTAAGAAAGACTGGGCTTACACAATGCTCGATGTTACAGGCGACGTTGACACTGACGCTTTCAAGTCTATCGAGGGCGTTGTTGGCGTAAGAGTTCTTTAATTGTTGATAAAAGAAATTTTATATGCAGCAATGAGGCTGCCCACGGACGAACTGCGTCTTGGGCAGCCTTTTTTGATACAAAAAGCTATAATTTAAGTGAAAAATGGAGGAATTTAAAATGGACAAACTTATAACAGCAATTTTATTTATCGGAATACCAATGGCACTGACTCAGCTTATTTACAGGATAATTGACCGCAAGGGTAACAAGACCGCAAAGCTTGCGGAGCGTTTTCCTGTGCTTGTGAAAAGAAAGTTTCTTGTGCAGATAGGCGGAGCAATGGCGTTCGTTATCGTGTTCGGGCTTATCTCGCTTCTGCTTGACCTGCCTATCAAGGTGTTTTTCATTGTGTGCGGAGTTGTAGTGGGCGTGATAAACGGCATGGCGGTCACGCTTATGTACAGAGATTGATCAGTTGCAACGTGGCAACTGGGGCAAAAGAAAAGCTGTCAGATCTGACAGCTTTTTTTGTATGCTTATTTCTTTCTGAATACCACGAGCTTGCTGATGACATAGTTAAGTATCAGCACAACAACGTTTGCCACTATCTTTGTTACCCAATAGTTGAAGCTGAGAAGTGAGTAGCCGAGCCACATCATGAACATTTCTACGAGAAGAGTGAATATCCTTCCGCCGTAAAATGAAGCTGCTTCGGAGATTATCGCTTTTTTGCCCTCTGCCTCAGACTCGAAAACCCATATCCTGTTTGTGACATATGCGAAAGTAACTGCACATATCCATGATATGACGGTGCTTGTGGTGGAAACACCGCCCTTGCCTATGCCTGCCTGCTCCAAAAGCACTTTTGAGATGCCTGCGGTCACAAAGCTGACTGCGGTGGTGAGTACGCCGAAAAACAGATACAAAAGCATTTCTTTGTTTTTGACGTAAAAGGGTCTGAACCAGCCGAATATCTTCCAGTCCATTATTTTGTCGAAAATGTCCTTATCTTTCTTTGTCATTTCTGTTATCTCCTTTTGTGCATATGAATATTATGAACACAAAGAATATTATAACTCTTTTACATCGTTTTTTCAACAATACTGTTGCAATTGGTTAAAAAATATGTTATGATAACTATATGTAGTCAGTTTTCATGACTGCCTTTAGTGCTATTTTTATAACTAGGGCAGCAAATTTATATTCTGACCTGAAAGGATAATTTTATTTTATGAAAGTTGTTATCATCGCTGTGCTTCTTATGCTGTCTGCTATTTGTTCTGCAACGGAGACAGCGTTTTCTTCGTGCAACAGGATAAGGCTTAAAAAACTTGCAGACGACGGAAACAAGTCTGCAAAGAAGGCAATGAACATATGCGATAATTTTGACAAGGCACTCACTGCTATACTTGTTGGAAACAACGTGGTGAACATTTCTTCATCTTCTATTGCAACGGTGCTTTTTACGGAGAAGTTTGGCAAGGGAAGCGTGGGTCTGGCTACTGTAGTCATGACGGTGCTTGTGCTTATTTTTGGCGAGATCTTGCCTAAGAGCCTTGCAAAGGAAAATTCTGAGCGGTTTTCTATTCTTATGGCGGCTCCGCTCTCCGCATTCATGTTCATCATCACGCCTATTACGGCTATCTTTATGGGCATAAAAAGCGGTGTTTCAAAGCTTGTGGGCAACAAGAACAGCGAGCCGTCTGTTACTGAGGAAGAGCTTAAATATATCATAGACGAGATTCAGGACGAGGGCGTACTTGAAGAGCAGGAGTCGGAGCTTGTGCGTTCGGCACTTGATTTTGACGAGATAACCATAAGCGAGATACTTGTTCCTAGAGTAAATATCGAGGGCGTTGAGCTTCATGAGGATATGGAGAGCATAAAAAAACGCTTTGTGCAGACAAAGTTTTCAAGGCTCCCCGTGTATGACAAGGACTTAGACCACATTGTGGGACTTATCCACCAGTCTGACTTTTTTGAAATGTATCTCAAGGGCAAGACGGACATAAGTCTTATAATGAACAAGCCACTTTACATAACCGAAAACCGCAAGATCTCTGAGATCCTGAAGCAGATGCAGCGCAAAAAGGTGCATATGGCGGTGGTGCTCGACCAATACGGCGGCACGGAGGGCATTTGTACCCTTGAGGATATCATAGAGGAGCTTGTGGGCGAGATCTATGATGAAAGCGACGAGGAGGATACCTCCCTTGTGAAAATAAGCGACGGTGTTTACGAAGCGTCGGCGGAGCTTTCGGTATCGGATTTTCTTGACAGGACAGGACTGCCGGAGGACACTATCGAAACCGAAAGAACATCTCTCGGTGGCTGGATAATGGATATGCTTGACAGACTTCCTGAGCAGAATGAAGTTATAAGCTGTCCGCCTTTTGAGATGACAGTGAAAATGGAGGACGAGCAGAAAATAGACAGGATACGCTTCAAGATATCTGATGAGGAGCTTGAAAGCAAGAAGGCGGAGGAAGAAAATGCCTAAGCAGATAAAGAAAGAGCAGATAAAAAAGTCAGAGCTTTTATACAGAAAATGGTCTGTTGCAGGGCTTGCGGCAGCGGCTGTGTTCATGGGGTGTATGGCTGGGCTTATGAGCATGATAGTGAAAACCGAGGGGGCAAAGGTGCCAACGATAGTGCTTTTTGCGGCGTTCATTATCTACACGGTAGTGTCGGTGGTATGTGCGGTGCTTGGAGTGAAAAGCTATGTAAAGGACGACTGCGGAGTGTGTCTTTTTCAGGGTATAGTGCATATTTACAGCGTTATAGCCTGCGTAATGAATGTGAGAATGGCATTTATAATACTGTTCTCAGCGTTAGGCTCGCAATCGGGGGTAGATACCCTTATAGGAAGCCAATCGCAGAACGAATTTATACAAAGTCAGTATGCAAGCTGGATATGTCTAGCTGTTGCTACTCTGTTCTCAGTGATACTTGGTATTTTGGCGGTAGTATGGCTTGTGAAAAATAAAAAGAACTGATAAATCGGCTTTGCGTAGGGGCGACCTTGGGTCGCCCGTTATTTCGTATGTTTCACAGCATACAGGTTTTAGAAAATCATATAGTAAGGAAAATGAAAAATAATGTTTTTGCTTATACTTGTAGTTGTATGCTACACAATATGTTCCCTTAGTGACAAGTACGCCGTTTCAACGGCAAAATTCAACGGCGATGAGCTTGGATTCTTAATGGCGGCGGCAACGGCTGTTTTCATGGCTTGCTGTCTGCCTTTCCTCGACAGGACTATTACATTTAGCTGGCAATCCTTTGCGGCGATAGGTCTGCTGTGCTTGTCGAAAATCCTTGAATTTAAGCTTTCGGCTATTATCCTTGATGAAATATCAGCCTTTGAGCTTAAGGCTTGGCTTGGTATCACCCTTTTCATGTCCTATGCAACGGATATTTTCCTTGGTGAAAAGCCGAGCATTTTCAAGTTTCTTTTTATCGTGCTTACTGTTGCAGGTCTTGTTTTTATCGCAAGATCAGGCAGAACGGACAGCGGCAATATAAATTACCGCAGGATAGTTGTTCCTCTGGTGTTCTATCTTTTGGCAAGATACGGCTACGGCATAGTTGTAAGAGCGTCGGAGAATTACATATCCTCGACCATGGCGCTGTTCTTTGCACTTATACTTATGGCTATCATACTTCTGCCAATGGCGAAGCCTTTGGAGATATTCAAGAAAAATCAAAAGGGCGCATGGGTGGTTGTGCTTACAAAGATCCCGAATGTGGCAGGTCTGCTTGCGGAGAACGCTGTTATTGCAGTGAGCCTTGCGAGTGCGTCATTTATCCAGCCTATGATACTGTGTTCGCTGTTTGTTATAGCGCTCATAAGAAAAGAGCCTATCACAAAGCTGAGATTTATCGGCAGTGTTATTTGCATGGCGGGTATAATCGGATTTCAGATATGTTAAAAAACAAAACGTCGGACGTTTTCAAATTCGTCCGACGTTTTGTTGTCTGAAAGTTTACAGAAAGAAAGTGAGCGACCAGAGGTCGCCCCTACATTTTGATGTTATGTTTATCTTTCGGTATTGTACATTGCGGCAAACCAGTAATCTTCTTCAAGATAGCTTGTGTCTTTCTTGCCCCATGTAATTTTTATCTTCACAAGACAGCCGTCTATATCCTCTTTTGGAAGCTCCAGCTTTTTTGACTCCTTGGCAAGCACCTTTCCCTCATAGCTGTAGACAGTGTAAAGCACATCACCGAGCCTGTCCCCTGTGGCTTCTACGGACATAGGGGTTTTAAGGGTAACATTGCCGTCCTTATCTACAGCCGCCTTTACATTAAATGACGGTACAGAGGAGAGCAGATCTTCAAAGCTCTTTTCAGCGGAAAGGCTCTCGCTCTTGCCATTGCAGTATCGTGTCTTTTCAGTGCCGGGAAGCTCATATTTGCTTCCGTCACAGGTCAGCACAACTGAACCTTCCTCCACCTTTGGAGTTATATTTATCACAAGGGCGCAAGCCAAAAAGATAATAGCGGTAAGCAGACCTACAAGTATTTTCCTTTTCATTATTATCACCAATGCTATTATATCATCTTTTGGAATAATAATCAAGGGTAGTGTTTGAAAATGAGATCAAGCAAATGAGTTGCAAATGTACAATAAAATATATAAAAAACTATTGACAAAATCAAAAATATAGGTTATAATAACCTCATAGTAAAAGAGAGTAGCTGGCGGAGAGATCCGTTTATGTTTGCGTCAGTACGTTCCGATGAGGGACCGCTGCATATCTAAACGGCGAGACTTTTATTGATTAAATTGCCACAGGCGCAGTTTACCCAATAAACGTCTTGCCGATTTTTTATGCGTTTATTTTTCTGAGCCTATGAGAAAAGGAGGCTTTGAAGGGTATATCGGCAGCGACTACAGGGAAAAATAAAAAGGGTGGTATTTTATGAAGCAGTATCAAAAAAAACTTGACCAGCTTTACACTGAGTTTTCATCAGGTGAAAATGGTCTTTCAACCGAGCAGGCAGTGAAAAACTGCGAAAAGTTCGGACGAAATGTTATCACGGAGAGCAAGAAAAAGTCCATTCCCGTGATTTTTTTAGAGCAGTATAAGGACTTTCTTGTGCTTATACTCATTATTGCTGCGATAGTTTCAGCTTTCATGAAAGACGTTGAGAGCTGTGCGGTAATTCTTGTTGTTATCACAATGAACGCTATTTTGGGTACAGTTCAGACCGTCAAGGCTGAAAAGTCACTGACGAACCTTAAAAAGCTTTCTGCACCGACGGCTAAGGCGCTTCGTAACGGTGAAAAGGTCATTATCCCATCTGAGGAGATCGCAGTGGGCGACATTCTTCTTATCGAGGCAGGCGACCAGATATGTGCAGACGGCAGGCTGATAGAATGTGCGTCTGTTCAGGTGAACGAGTCTGCGCTTACAGGCGAGAGCGTTAATATCGACAAGGATATGAGCGATATAGAGGGCGAAAAGCCTCTTGCTGAGCGTGCTAACATGGTTTATTCAGGTTCTTTTGTCACATACGGCAGAGGAAAAATGCTTGTCACTGAGGTGGGTATGGACACTGAGGTGGGCAAGATAGCCTCACTTATCCAAAACGCATCAGAGAGAAAAACGCCTCTCCAGAACACACTTGACGAGTTCGGCAAAAAGCTTTCCATTGCTATACTTATTGTCTGTGCAGTAGTGTTCGGACTTAGTGTGCTTCGTGGCGGCAAGCTTATGGATTCGTTCATGTTTGCTATCGCACTTGCTGTTGCGGCTATTCCTGAGGCTCTCAGCTCTATCGTTACTATTGTGCTTTCTTTCGGCACACAGAAAATGTCAAAGGAAAACGCTATCATAAGAAAGCTTCAGGCAGTTGAGGGCTTGGGCAGCGTTTCTGTAATATGCTCTGACAAGACTGGTACTCTTACTCAGAACAAGATGACAGTTAGAAAAATAATGGTAGACGGCAGGATAATTGACACTGACGCTGTTGATCTTGATGATGAAAAGGTCAAGACTATGACAAGAGCCATGGTACTTTGCAACGATTCAAGCTGTAAGGACGGCGTTGAGATAGGCGACCCTACAGAAACGGCTCTTATCAATTTTGGCACAAAGCTTGGCATTGACACTGACAAGGTGAGGGAAGATCTCCCTAGAATTTCTGAGATACCATTTGATTCAGACAGAAAGCTTATGTCAACTCTGCACGTTATCGACGGCGAAAAGGTGCTTTATGTAAAGGGTGCGGCTGACGTTCTTATAAACAGGATAACTTCAAGCGACGAGGAAAAGGCTGTTATAACCCAGCGTGTGGCAGAGCTTTCGGAAAAAGGTTTGCGTATACTTGCATTTGCAGAGAAAAAATTCGACAAGGATACCGTATGTCCAGAGGACGAGGACGGATTGGAGTTTGTCGGTCTTATTGCTATGATGGATCCTCCGAGAGAGGAATCAAAGGCGGCTGTTGCGGAATGCCGCAAGGCAGGCATAAAGCCAGTCATGATAACAGGCGACCATATCGTTACGGCTTCGGCTATTGCCCGTGAGATAGGTATTCTTGACGACAACTCAAAGGCTGTTGAGGGTCACGAGCTTGACGCTTATTCAGACGAAGAGCTTGTTGACTTTGTAAAGGACAAGGCTGTTTACGCTCGTGTTACACCTGAGCATAAAATAAGGATCGTAAAGGCTTGGCAGGCAAACGGCTGTATAGTTTCCATGACAGGCGACGGAGTGAATGACGCACCTGCGTTAAAGCAGGCTGATGTGGGCGTTGCAATGGGCATCACAGGAACTGAGGTTTCAAAGGACGCTGCCTCAATGGTGCTCGCAGACGATAACTTTGCAACTATAGTCAAGGCCATAAGAAACGGCAGAAACATTTACGAGAACATTAAAAAGGCTATACTCTTCCTGCTTTCGGGCAACTTTGCGGCAATTCTTGTGGTGCTTTTCAACTCACTGCTTGGACTTCCTGTTCCGTTTGCGGCAATACATTTGCTGTTTATTAATCTGCTTACAGACTCGCTTCCTGCTATCGGTTTGGGTCTTGAACCCCACTCCGAAGAGGTCATGAAACGCAAGCCAAGAAACGCAAATGAATCTATACTCACACGTCCTTTCCTGGGCGAGATAGCATTGTATGGAGTAGTTATAGCGATAGCAGTAGCTTCGGCTTTCCTTATGGGAAACAAGACAAGCGCAGCTCTTGGTATGACGATGGCATTCGCAGTGCTTTGCTCTGCAAGATTGTTCCACGGATTCTCGTGCAAGAAAAAAGGTCCTGTTATCTTCTCAAAGGACTTTTTCAACAACAAGTTCGGTCTTATGGCGTTCGGTCTTGGAATGGTATTTTTAAACTCCGTTCTGCTCGTTCCACCGCTTAAAGGACTTTTCAAGATAGCAGACATGACAGGTATGCAGTTTGCATGGATATACATTCTAAGCTTTGGCTCTATGCTCGTTATCCAGCTTATAAAGGCGATATTCTTTACAAAGTCTGAAAAGTAAGGCTGTAGAGTTATCTTATAAAAGTTTCAAGGCGGGCGACCTTAGGTCGCACCTACGCAATAAAAATAACCGCTCTTCGTGATGTCACGGGGAGCGGTTTTGTTTTACATATCTTCGCAAGGCAGCCAAATGCCGTCTTTTTTATGAAGTATCCTCTGATTTTCAGATCCTCTGAATTTCAGTGAGATGTTTTTCTTTTCGAGAACAAATTCGCCGTCAACGAGGTAGTCGATAAGGCTCAGCATTTCGTCTGTGTACTGTGTTCTGTATGGGGACTTTGAGCCTGCAAGCAGGTCAGTTTCAAGGGTACAGCCTGTGTAGCACCACACGTCCTTGTCGGGAAGTTCGGTTTTCACACGGCGGAGGAGTTTTGTAAGCTCAGGCTGGTTCTCAGGCTCCATAGGCTCGCCGCCAAGGAGCGTAAGTCCTTTTATATAGCCCTTTGAGAGGGCGTTAAGTATCTCGTCTGCGGTGGTATCGGTGAAAGGCTTGCCGTAGTCAAAGTTCCAAGTGTCAGGCTGAAAACAGCCCTTGCAGTGGTGTCTGCAACCTGATACGAACAGCGTGACCCTCACTCCTGAGCCATTGGCGATATCGGTTTTCTTTATCTCACAATAATTCATTTTCCGCTCCTTTCATACATACAACGCAGGGCAATACGATTTTGTATTGCCCCGATAGTTATATGCTGTTTGCTGTTTTATGTCAATAATAATGTTCATTATTTTCGGATTTTGCAGTTTTGAGTTTTTGAGTTTTCCTTGCTATAATGTTCATTTTTTTGACGAGTTTTGATTTTTGAGCAAAACTCAAAAGTTTTGAACATTATCAGAAACTCAACTAAACCGCTTAGATACGCAGAAAAGTGATTTTGTTCACTGATCTGCGATTTTGAACATTAAACATTATTTTGTTTGGGATAATGTTTATGGAAATCATATGAGGTGTGTTACATTTCATCTGAGAATAATGTTCATAAACCAAGTGAGATCTGGACAAATAATAATGTTCACTTTTTTGCTGTGTGTAACAATAAATATAGTCAAACAAATATGTTTAGGGACAGCTCATAAATGTAATGGAGCGGAGCGAAATGGAATTATGAGCTGTCCCTAGGTGTTTAATATTGGTGTCCATTTGCTATAAAAATGAGCCTATCTAAGTATCAGACAAGCTCATTTTACATGGGGTTTTATTTCTTTGTAGTGACAGTTTTTGTTGCCGACCAAGCGCCGTAGTATTTCGTACCCTTTACAGTTGTGTACGAACGAACACGAACGTAATATTTCTTTTTGCCTGAAAGCTTTGAAATAGTCTTGGTATCGGTCTTGTTGTTTGTTATATTTACCTTCTTTGCACTTGTGAACTTTGAGTTGGTAGCGTACTGTATCTCGTATCCGGTAGCCGAACCTTTCTGCGCCCAATCCACAAAGAATGCCTTGCTCTTAGCCGTGAGCTTCTGTATCTCCTGCTTTGCTGGGTTGATCTTGAATGTTTTCGTGATCGTGCCTGTGTAGGAGCCTTTTCCTACGATTTTTACTGTGGCAGTACCTATATTCTTGTTGCTTGAGTAGGAAACTGTATAGTCAGTGCCTTTTTTCAGCGTTTTGCCATTGTATTTAACAGTAATGCTCTGAGTGATGTTTTTACCAGTGAAAGCCTTTGTGGAAATGCCCGAAACTGTGGCTTTCTTGAAGTTATTTTTGATACTGTAGGTCTTAGAAACTGAGCCAGTGTAATTGCCCTTGCCCTTAATAGTGACCTTTGCTGTGCCTACCTTGGTGTTGTTTGAATAGGAAACTGTGTAATCTGTACCATTCTTCAAAGTTTTGCCGTTTAGCTTGACCGTTACACCAGGCTTCTTTGCCTTGCCATCATAAGCGTAGGTCGAAGTGGAAAGTGTCACGCTTGCCTTTGAAATGCTCTGCTTTGTGACTGCAAGAGCCGGTATTGTTGCCGTTTCAAGCCTTTCATGGCACACTGTACACTCTGTATGCATGGAGCCTGCTATACC